GTGGTACTTGGGTAGCGTGGGGCGCTGGGCGTGTACCACTCGCTATGGGGAATAACGGCACGACAAATTACACGACTGTTGAGGCTACGGGCGGTGAAGAGCGCCATACGCTTAGTATGTTAGAGACACCAAATCACAGCCTGACGCTATCTCATCACGGCGATGAGGGTGGGTCACTGATTCGTGAATTCAGCACTAATGGTAGTGGTAGTGAAATACCGAACTGGGTTGGCGCATATAAAGCCCCTCCTGGGTCAACTAGTAGTGCAAGCTCTATGGCGGCTCCTCGTGTAGACTGGGGTGGCGGTGGTTCACACGAAAACCGACAACCGTACATTACAGTTTATATGTGGAAACGAACGGCTTAGTTGGCAACAATTTCGCATAGTGCTATAGTTGATTTATACAAGCATAAGGAGCGAAATCATATGGCAACACCCGTAACTGATACACCACAAGAGATTGACCAGTCAGAACTCGATGGAATGGGCAAAGGGGAGAAGAAATAATGTCTTTCGTTATTCGTCAAAATCCAGCCGATTCACACAACTTTACGCCCGGTCGTGAAGTTGAAATCGGCGAGATTGTCGTTCACCATGCCGCAACCACCGACTTTGATGGAATTGGTGCTACTTTCAAAAACCCAAACCGTGCAGCATCGGCCCACTATGGTGTTGGCCGTAACCAGAACGTAGACCAATATGTTCAAGAGGAAGATACGGCATGGGGTGCCGGAGACTGGGGCCATAATCAGAAGGCCGTCAACATCGAAAACGTCAATATGACCGGTGGACCAGATTGGCTGATTGATAATGCTACATTTGATACACTCGTTGAGCTCGTTCACGACATTGCTCAACGCCACAATTTGCTACCGCTCGTTGTGGGGCAAAACCTCTTTGGGCACAAAGACGTTTCAGATGCAGCTACAGCTTGCCCAATGGCGCTTGAACCTCGTTTGCAGGAACTCGCAGCTAAGGTTAATAGTGGCAGTAATACACCAAACCCAATTCCGGCACCGAATGTACCAGACCAGATTCTTCATATTGGTGAAAAATTCCAATTTTCAAAGGCATACCGTGTGGATGCGCTGGCTTTTGTTGGTGGAATCTGGCAAATTCAATGTGCTGAACTTTGCCCTAAGGGCTTCACCTGGAACGATAACGGTATTCCTACTGGACCCGTTCTTGAGGTTGCCGGTGGTGCAGGAAATCCAAATGACCAGGTACTTCAAGTTGGCAGTCTTTTCCAACTTCCCGGCACGTTTGAAGTCTTGAATTTGGGTCAATCAAATGGCGAATGGCTCGCTGAAATTTCTGACGGTGGTTGGAAATTCTGGGTCGATATCGCAACAGTAACAGAAGTTTAAGGAGAAAAATTGTGGATTTAGCTAACTATGGAATCGCAGCAGGATTGGTAACATTCTTTGCAATTGGTGGCACTGAGCTCGTAAAACAAGCGTTCGCACGCAACTGGAAAGCAGTTGTCATTATCCTCGTCAGTACCGCTATTGGTGGGCTGACGGGATGGGCACTGCCGGTCATTGGTGTGGTTGTAGGTCTTGCACTTGGGCTTGGAGCTAGTGGTCTCGTTACCGCTAGTCAAAAGTTTGGTGAGGGCACAAACTCACTACCAACAAATCCAGCGGCCTAGCGGTTGGTGGCAGTATAGCGGAATAATGCCCTCGTATTAAGCGAGGGTTTTCCGTACAATTTAACGGGGGTAAATATGATTAATAAGGGTCAAATTCGTCGGCATTATGAGCGCCAGAATAAAGAGGATTGCCGAAACAAACTTGCATTTGCTTCGATGCGCCTTGCTTCCGAATATAATAATCGACCCATGACCCATGTGGGAAATCGTCGCCGTGAAAAATTACACCCCTATAGGTGCCTCAATTGTGGGCAATGGCATTTGGGCCACGAATTTAGGCGCAAGCAATTTAAGTAGTATAATTAATTCACGCACTTTGTTCAGTAGCCTGTGCTAAAACAAGGGGATTTGCAAAGCCGAAAGCGTGGAACTTAGCAGCGTATCTTATGAGTAAGCATCTGAAAAAAACGACGCTCGAAAAATTTAAGCTCGTGTTTGAGGATTATCCCCCAAAACACGGCAGCACGATGTTTCGGCGTCTCACAAAAAAAGTCCTCACCATTTGAGGACTTTTTGTATAATAGGGTCATGGCTGTCGAACAACGACTACAATCTAAAATTATTGCATGGCTCAAAGCCAACGGCTGTTACGTCATAAAGACAAGCGCCATTCCGGGTGTCCCGGTCGGTTGCCCTGACGTTATTGCATTAAAAGATGGGTATTATATCGTCTTGGAAATTAAAGCCTCTCAGAACGCCTTAAAACAGCCACTTCAACAGTACACTATCGATTTATTGGCCAAAAAGGGCTTTGCATACTTCGTTTACCCCGAAAACTGGCCCGAAATTCAAGGTCGCCTTATTGCGATGTTTTCCGTAATATAAAACCAGCTCCGAGAAAAGCTAGGACGCAATCTTGTTGGAGCTGGTTATTGATGATTATTATACTACCTTTTGCTAGTCTGTGCAACCTCTGTTAGCCGTCGCTTGATATTATTACGGATTTTCATATTTCGTTTAATGTGAATAATCGCTAGGCTATTTGGACTATCGGGATTGTAGGCAATAAGTTTGGCGAATTTGTGGCCGGTAATCATTAGCCCTAATTGAATTTGTGCCATATATTGAGTTGGCACTTCTCCACGCACAAGTTTTTCATGATTCTCGCCATTTAGGCATTTTACCTCAAGCAGGATATTTCCATCGATACCGTCCGGAGAATAACCGGCGTTTGGATATGCGCTATGGGTGACAAACCCGGGGAACCGCATTTTGCCCACACCCACCTCGTTGGCAATATATGCCTCGATAGCCAACGGCTCAAGCATACGGCCACGTTTCATATAAAGATTATCGTAATCGCTGAACGCCTTTGGCTCTTTTTTACCGTTCATCAAATAAACAATTGTCGAACCGGTCCATAACTTCTCTCGTTTTGCGTACCACTCTGGCGACCTTTGCTCGAACCAGTAGTATTTAATCAAATGTTTCCCCATATACCCTCCATTGGTTTATCGTGTTTTTCCATATTCTCAACGAACGTTACCCATTGCATATTATCAACCGTGTATCCCCTCTCATTATCCACCCGGTCAACGCTCGGGCAAAGCATCGGGTTGAAATCGCTACGGACCCAATCCATATAGATGACCAGGAAAATCGTAAAGTGCGGTTGCGACTTGCACCACTCGATAAAATCTTCCTTTGATAGGCATTCTTTGCCGGAGCTGGCTGACCGCTTCGAGCGTTGCCCATCTGTGCGAGCCTTCATATCAGCATATCGACGGGTCCAAATCGTGGTGAAGCTATAGCGCCGTTGATATTGGAGATTCGCCAGACGTTTTTTTCGGGCTTCCTTAGTCTCGGTATTCCTCATCAATCAGCCCTTCCATCCCCTTATTTTGCTTGGCAAAGCCCATAATCCACATCATTTCCATTTTCTTGTCCTCAGCCACCCAGACGCCATTTTCGTCTTTGATTGCGTTTGCCGGTGCAACCGTATCGATGACGTTATCGACGTACATATCCTCGCCGTTGAGCAGTTTAATAATGTGCATGAGCTTACCCTCGATTTGGTCGAATACCATACCGATTGCACGAGGGTTTCCGTTTTGGGCCATTCGCAGCACACCGGCAACGATAATCGTTTTCACGAGTTGGCCCATACCAGCGACGTTTCGCCCCATTTTGTGTTGTTTTTCAAGCTCCTCGACTTCCAATTTAACGGAGTAGGGAAGCGTTTTGTCGAGTTTTCGCATGATATCCAGGACTTTTCGCAGCCCCATTTGCTCAAGCTCAGCCTGGGCCTGCTCTTTGCTCATAATCGCACTCGATAGCGTCGGGTCCTCCATTTTCTCGCCAGGAGGCAATTCTAGCCTATCAGTTGCGTTTTGATACCTCACATAGAATTTCGGTACGTCGAACTTTACTGGTGTCACTAGGAGGCCGTCAATGCGGTCGAATGCAAGTTTGATACCATTCATATCACCATCGTTGCAGAGATTCACGACACTAGCGAGCAAATTCCAATCTGACGAAGTTTGGCCATCCCTTTTAATAAGGAAATCCCCGTAGTGCATATTGATGATTTCTCGAAATTGCTCCTCCATAATTTCAGTCTATCATCTTTAATAGTTCGTCGAGCTCCAATTGGATTTCTTCGTACTTATCATTTTTGATTTCCACTTCGGCACTCACGTTTTTGTCCTTATAAAGGCCAGTACGGAGTGGAATATGCTCAGTCTCGCTGACGTTGCGATTGGCGAGAATATAGCTTTTTTTGACACCTGTTTCAAGCCGGAATGACTGACGAATATATCCAGCATTTTTCGTGGCGTTGACCAGTGTTTTTTGGGGAAGTTTATAGTAGCCGTTTTCTTTGCACCACCACTCGTAATCGTCCTCAAGGTTTTTGTGGCTGTCGAATCGAATAATGCCCTGTCGTAGGATTTCACGGATGTACGTCTCAGCTGAGTTGGCTTCGTCGTCATATTCTGCTTTGGCGGCCAATGTCGTTTCGGACCAATCGTATCGATAGCCACGCTTTTTCATATCTTTAGCAGATGTCAGAATGGCACCCAAGAGGTCCGATAGAAATACCTTCGTAAATGTGCGCTCATAAAACATCTCATTGACCGGGAAAGTACGGACGAACTTAATCAGCAGGGTGCGACGGCGCACTCCGTTATCCTTTGATGAGAAGTTTGGAATCTGGTTGGTGTTGAAAATATAGTGGAGGTTGCCATTGATTTTCGTTGGCGACTGAGTGTGGAACGTGTGGACCTTAAAGCTCTTGTGGTCGCCCATTAGCTTATAGTTTTTGTCATTTACGACAGTGGTCGTAGTCGAGCTGTCAGATAGAACGTTGGCAATTTTACCATTCAGTGCTGGCGTATCTCGCTCGTCCTCAATCTGTTCAAGCGACAAATCCTCTAAATAGGTACCGATAATTCGATAGATTGCCTCGACAATACCGGATTTTCCTACCTGGCCATTTCCCACAAAGAATACGATGCCGGTTGGTTTGACGGTCATGAAAATCGGCGCAATGGCCTGAATAATATCTTTTGCTACACCGGCGTCGCCATCAGCGAGGTCGAGTAGGTATTTCCCAAACTTTTCGCCATGAGTTGCTGGCACCGCAGTTCGGTAAATACAATCATCTGGTCCAACTTTAGTAGTCCAATCGCAAAGGTTTCGGTCCCATACCCGGTCGCCAATCGCAATATACTTGCTGAGGTGGCTCACGTCCTCGCTGGCGTGTTCAAAGAAGTGATATAGGTCAGCAATGCGACTTTTATCAATAACACCGAGCGTCTGATAGGCAATGGTCGCAAACTCGTCAGAATTCATCGGCACATAGCCGAGTTCTGATTTGCGATACAACCCACCCTCGAAGCGTTTGATGTCCACGACAGTTGCAATTGTTTTGGCCAATTTGGCCTTAATCGTCATGCGTGGCGCTTTTGGCGCTTCGACAATTTCCCCTTTTTCTACCTTTTCACCCATGTTTATAACTCTATATTATCGATTAATTGATTAATTTCATCCATCGGGTCTACCTCAGCTGGTGGCTCCTCGACATAACTGCCGGGCGCATCAGATGACGATAGGAACGGAACATTGTTTTTGAATACCGTATTTTGAGCTTTTCGCTTCAAATACTCTGGGTAATCTGCCAGCAGTTGGCCAGCCTTATACCCCGATTTTGCGGTATAGATTTTCTTAGCATACAGCCGAGCGAGCAAAGTTACCATCTCGAAAAAGTCATCTGGCTCAGCGTGGGCAAGCCATGCAGCCTGTCGGACCTTGCTCATTTTCAGGACTGGATTTTTGCTCATACGGCCCCCTACACTTTTTTAATTTGGCGTTTTACTTGCTTACGATAATTGTAAATTTTCTGTCGTTCAAGATAGATTTCCCGTGAAATTTCATCTCGTGCTCGCTTGAGACCGGTGATGCGGTTTTCAGCGGCAACGACATCTTTGATAGTTAATTTCTTCATACATTAGCCCTCTCAATTTCCATTTCTAGTTGCTCACGCTCCGCTGACGTGGGGCGTAACACCTGTTTTGCATATTCGTGAACTCCGATACGCTGGATATTCATAATCGCTTTCGATTGAATTTCATAACGCTTGCGGAGTAGCAGCTTGCCCAGTGACTTATTGCGGACCGCTACCAGGTTAATAAAATTGCTGACGGCATTCTCTTTGATATCAGCTTCTAAAAAACCACTCATCGGTCGTTTCGCTGTGCAATGTTGTTTGAAAACAGGAACAGGAAAATCACTAATAATGTTCGCCACCCAAGCCAGATAAGGCAAAGCCAAATAGCAGCGATAACAACTACCAGGCCAATCAGTTGCACGAAAATATCCGTGCGTCGCTTCCTATTAATTAGCCTCGTCAAGTCATCATTCATTTTGGCGTGGTCGTAGCGTGCTGTGGTGGTTTTTGGTTCATCGTTCATGGCTCTCTCCTCGATATTTTCCTGGCAAGATTTCGTTGCCACTGTTTAGCTTTATATAATTCCGAGGGTGGCGTGTTGGCCGGAATTCGCATCACGACCACACGCCCCTCAATGTGCGGTACTAACGGTTTGGGCCTAGAAGCCTTCTGGTAATACGATGTCGTCATCGTCCGTTACATCCTCACCACCACCCATAGCGTCTTTGACCTTATCGACATCAGCATTTGCCGGAGCGTCGCTTTCGTCATCGTCGAGCTGGAATTCGTAGTGCCAGAGGTCAACATACTTAGTGGTCGAGTATTTGCCTTGTGGGTCAGATACGGCAAAACCTTCTTTGTCGATTAGCTTTTGAGCAATAATCGTCAACAGCACCTTTTTAGTGAGCTTAAGGTCGTTCATCTCGCTGGCTTTTGCAAGCAGCTTTTTGATATTCTCACGAATCGAATCTTTTTTGCTTTCGTCAGCGTTGTGTACCAGGAGACCGGCTACCTTCGTAACGGCCATTTTGGCACCACCTTCGGAGTGCATCCAAAGGGTCGCTTCACCGATTTCACCATTTGCACCTTCGACAGATACCTTGATGATGTCACGGTCCTTGCTGTCAACTTCGTCCTCAGCCATCAAAATCTTTACTGGCCATGTGCCACGTTTGAATCCCTGATTGTTTTCGTATGAACCGATTTTTTCAAATACGTCGTCCAAAAATCCCTTTTCGGCCATGATTAAATCTCCAAATCGTCGATTAAGTTACGGAGTTGGTTGTTGATTGTGCGAGCGTAATCAACGTTGTAACTGAGGTGGCTACCAATAGCCGGGCCAGTCTGCTCCATAGGTTTGTCGGCTTGGTTTGATACTGGCGAAAGTCGTGACCTTAACTGCTCCAATAATTCAAACGTACCCTGTTGATATTCCGTTAGGGTGCTAACGTGATTTGTTCGGTCGGTTGCTGCTTTTTTAGCCATTTCTGCTTCTGCACTCATAGTTATTTAGTACCTTTCTTTGGAGCAAAATACTCCCTAATTTGTTTATCTACCTCTTTGAGGTCGTTCGGAATTGTCTCACTGGCGAACATTGGCTTTTCACCAAATGATGGTGATTTGATGCCCGTACCATCAGTTTTCACTTCAAATACGAACTCGCCCAGGTCCACCGTCGCCTTCAAGACAATGTTCGTGAATCCTTCTGGTGGCGTCAAGCCTTCGCTCGTCGCTTTACCGGCAGTTTTCATTCGGCTCACACCATCAATATCGGCATCAAGATGGGCCATAACGTAAACGTTTTGGTCGGTTTTCTTTTTGCTGATATTTTCGAGGAAGTCGAAAAAGTCCTCTTTCATCGTGTTGAACACGGCAAAACCATTCTTAGGGTCCTTACCACGCTTGTAGTCTTTCGCCCACAGGAAGTTCGTGTCATCAACAACTACAATCGGTCGGGTTGCCTTTTGGACCATCTTGTCGGCCTCTTTAATGGAGTTGACTGTTACCATATCAAATTGCGCTGGGTACGGGGTTTCCTTACCGCTTGCGCTAATATAACTGATTTCGTCTTTGCCAAAATTGGCAAGTGATTGCGTTTTGCCGGAGCCTGGATTTCCCAGGATGATAATTAAGCGAGCCATTATTTTTTGTCCTCCAATTTAATCCCTAATTTTTTGAGAAGCTTTTTATAGTGCTTGTCGCAAAGATACGGGTGTTGATATGGAACGTTGATATCGATATGGTTTTCGCCAACGTGTTGGCATCCTCCCCAGGCGCAGTATGGCATCATTTTTCTTTATTCCTCCTCTTAAACCAATAGCGTCGTTGCGCCCTATTTGGTTGAAGTTTTGGCTCAGCAATTTCAAATTCTTGCATCCCCAGGTCCTTCATTTGTTGTACGGTCGGCTCAACCTTTTGGTTTTCATCAGGTTGCTCGTCCATTAAAATTGTGTTGGCCCGCAGCCCACGCAATCGTTTGCCTTTACCCATTGATTTCTTCCCCCATTATCGTTTCTAACAGCTTGAGCCACCTCGTGAACAGATAGTCCCGATTAGGGTAATCAGGGTGCTCAGCGAGGTAGTTTTCGAGACTTACCATAAGTCGTTACCATTATTTATTTGTTCTCCTGATGGAGTAATTTTTTCAGCTTGGTAATCTGAAACATAAAGCTTGCGCACCATCCACGTAACGTGAATTGGTGCATTATTGATAGTTAAGGCAATATCATCATCATCAGTCGCAATAGAGTATTGCGGAAAGATGTAATAATCCTGTCCATTAATTGATACAATGTCACCGCTAACTTTAACTTCTTTCATATTACAGACTGATTTTCTTCGTCAAATACGTTGTTTCGTTTTGCTCGATACCCTTTGGCAATTCGCCAGTAAGTGTAACGTGAGCAGCGACCTTTTTAGTGTCGAGCGCAAGTTTACTGAACTCTGCTGGAATTTCGTCGCCGATAACCTTAAATGACTTGCGAACAGCTTTAGTGATGTAACCCCAGTCGCCTGAAATCTTATCAATACCGTGTTGCTCCATCGCATCCATAATTTGCGCTTCGGCCTCTTTACGTTGAGCGTCGAGCTCTTTGAAATTTGCCTCAGCTTGAGCGAACTTTGCAAGTACCGCTAATGCTTTTTTGGTTGATGGTGATTTGGCCAATTGATTGGCTTGATTTTCTGTCATAATTTGCGTCCTTTCGCTTATAACTTACCTTAGTCTATCAAATTTGTGGTGAATGTACAACGCTATATGTAGCGAATTTTGTGGTGAATAACCACTAGCTGATTAGTGCGCTCATGCAACTGGCAAATAACCAGATAACAAGTGCAATCAACGCAACTTTCACGTCTTGTTTGCGGTTCTTTTTACTGAAAATCGCAATGGTGCCGGTCACGAATGCCAAGATTAGCGACAATACAATGATTAGGTCGATAATGATTTTTAACATATTTCTCCTTTCTAAAATGGTGAGCCTGATTGTGATACGTCGAAGTGCTCGCTTTGCGCCCACAATTTCGTATCGAAATCTTGCTTATTATTAAGTGCTTTCCAAATCTGGTCGTCAACGGTTTTCACCACGTCGAATTCATAAAACACACATTTCTTTGTCTGGCCGTTACGGTGCAATCGACCCTGTGATTGATAGTAGTTTTTATAGCTGTATGTCGGTGAAAAGTAAACGCAAATGGACGCATAGGTCATTTCAACACCTTCACTAGCTGATTGGTACTGAGCAATTGTCACAGAGTTTTCGATTGAATCCCATGTGCCCTTGCTCGGTAACGTGTGTTTGTCGCCGTTGGCATAAAAAATTTTCTTTTTCAGTGTTTTGGCGATTTTCTCAATAGCGGATGCCTCCAACTTATAGTTGTAGAAAACCACGACATTTTCGTTGGTGCCTTCCAAAATAGTTGTGAGGTCCGGGACCCGTGTCTCGATAGTCGATTGGCGCAGTGCGTTGATGAGTTTGGGGAAATTGTCCAATGGCTCACCGTTATACATACGCTCACGCTCGATTTTAGTGTACTTAGGCGACGGTAAGATGCTGAGTTGGATGAATTGCTTGTCAGGTAACTCATTGGCCTCAGAACGGTCGAGACGTCGTGCTACGCTCTCAAATTGTGCCTCCAAAGTTTTCACGTTGCGATATCCAACCGTCTGATAAAAGTTGCCGAAGAATGCTTTTTTGCGAACTTCATACTTTTCACGGAATTCGGTCCAGTTTTTGGTGTGCCCCAATAAGATGCTATAGCCAGCCCAGTCCTTCCAACCGTTCGGGATTGGTGTCGCAGATAATAGAAATGTCTGAACGGCTCCCTTGCGAATCTTTTGGACCGCTCGTGCCTGTTTAGTTGTCGGCACTTTAATTGCGTGGCTCTCGTCGAGAATTAAGAAAAACTTGCTTTTACTCAACTGCTCAACCGTTTCGGGTCGGCGTCGGATGGTTTCATAGCTCATCACGACGGGTTCTTCGATACCTAGTGCCTGGGCTTCACGTTGCCAACTCTCAGCCCTCACGACACTCGCAGGAGCGATTACTAGGCGTGCAACGCCTGGAAATCGCTTGTTTGCTTCATAAAGTGCCATACGAGTTTTCCCCGTACCCATTTCAGCTGCCATCACGGCATCGCTTTTGGGTAGTTTGCTCAAATACTCCAATTGATAATCGTACATTAGTCGTGCATCCTTTTCTCTGGTCGTTTACGTTTATATATTCTGCCTCTGTATATTGTGTTGTCGGGTAAATGCTTTGCCAACACTAGGTCTTTAATCGTATTCTCGACGGCGTGATAAGCGTTTTTGGGTGTTGCCCCCATTGTATATATCCGCTTGCCACCTCTGTATATTCCTGTATGGCTACCGTCGGTCGGGTGAATTATGAGACCATGTTTTTTGAGCATTCGCCCGAACTGTGGTATCTCATTTGCCATCTAATTCCATGACACTTGCAAACGGTTCAGTCATCGTAAACCATTGATTGTCTTTAGTGCTGAATACTCCATAATTGCCCACGCCTAGCATGATATCCTCGGCTGGAATTGGCAAATCTGACATATAAAGCTGAATGAATTGCGCCACATCCATTTCACCGCTCACTGGTCGGCTGTTGAATCCAAGCAACTTATAAGGGTTGCCCTTCCAAAAATCCTGGCGACCGACAAGCCCGTTTTCATCCACAATATATGGATAGGGCAAACGTCCGTTTTCCTCTGGTAGTTGTAGTCTAAATTTTGCCATTATCGTCGCTCCCAGTTCTCGTGAAACAAATTAATATTTTGATACGGGCAAGATTTGCGTAACGGGTTAATCGGAAACATTTGCACATATCGGTCGTCGTACTCTTGTACTTCGAGCCAATAAGTCTTTCCGGTTATGTAGCCCATACTTCCATTCTCACCTTTGAAGATGAATCGCCCAACCATTATTTTTTCTCCTCAATCGGTTTGCCCGTAATTGCGTCCTTAAAATCACTCAAATGTTTGCTCATATTAGTGCCGACCCAGCCGACAGTCAACCCCTCACATAGTATTTCACCATTTGTCATGATAAGCACGTCCAATTTTGCAAGTGTCATTTCTTTAGGTGGTTCATTCATGTTCTGGTACTCCGGATGCTTCAAGCATTTCAACGTCGCCGTCATCGATATAATCTTTTAGGCTTTCAAGCTCTGACAGTTCGAGGTAACTAATCCCCTCACTCCGCAAAACTTTGCGTAATTGCTCAATTCGCTTTTTACCAGCTTCATCGAAATTTTGCTGTTTGAAATCACTCCGAATAGCATCACCGTCAGCAATCGTATAGCTGTAGTCGTTAAATACTCCAACCCCTGCCGTTCCGCTTATAATGTCGGTTGTGATTCGGATGCCTATAATTTTACCTGAACTGATTTTGTGCCCAAAACTGTACGGCACAACCTGGTTAATCATTAGTGGCTCACTCATTATGCAGCCTCCCCATAGATGGCGAAAATGCCGTCAGTGTCAAGGTTGTCATATTCGTCCATTACTCGGTCGATAATCTCGTCAGCGCCTTTGTTCAATTCCTTTTCATAAGCGTAATCGTTCAAACTTTCAAGATTGCCATAACCATTAAAACGGATATATTCATCGTTCCAGTTTTCGATTTTGCCGAAAAATGTTGCTCGTGCAGCTTCTTCGGGTTTACCCTCAAAATAAGTATTGAAGAAATCGTCGTCAAATTCGTATACTTCATATGATTCGAGTGAACCGTCCCAACCATTCACCTCTGAAACGAGGTCACGGAATAGGTCAAAGTTATCCCTGTTAGCTTCTAAAAATGCTCTAAAAGTTTCTTTATTGTCCATGTCAATTATTTCCCTGCCAATTTGATGGCTTTATAAGTTGTTTTAGCTGTCGCAATCATATTGCGGTGAGCCTTCACGTTGTTGCGTGCGATGCGAGCGTTCAAACGTGCCTGAGCTTTTATAGCCTTAATGCGTGATTTGTGTTCCCGTTTCGCTTGCTTGTAATCGTCTCGGGCTTTTTCAGTTGACGAGCGAACTCGTATCTTTTTGCCTTCGACTTTGCGAGTGTGCGCTGATTTTTTAACTTTTATAATGTCCTGTTCGATGAAATCTATATCATCCATGATGCCCTCTTTCGTTTATGTTAGTGTGTTCGGTTTGGTGCCAGTAGTTGTAAAGTCCCCGGCTTGCTTTCGATGCGTCCTAATTGCTTCGATGTCCTCATAGTACCAAATGAAACGAATTATGTCAAGCTTTTTGGTGGTGAGTTGTAGACATATTTATTTTAACAGGGGTACTGTTGACCAGACTACAACACTTTACAGAGGTCAGAAAAAAACGGGATGACGATTTGTAGACATATGTTTGTGTATTTGCGTGGCACAAGAAAACATTATATAATATATGGCTCTCTACCCCCGTTTCACAAGAATGCGACATTTAGTCATAAAGTACCCTTTAGGATGTAGACATATATTATGTTCTATTAGAAAAAAAGAAAAAGAAACAGCGTTGTTGACCAATAAAAAACTTTTTTTATTAATACCCAAAATTTGGTGGCACAAATGTACACATCACAACACTAGACAATGTATAGCGTGTCATGCGTAAGCGTGTTGACCCCTGTTGGGTAACGTCGCACAATATACATTTTACGACGTTCGGGAATGGCTGACCTCTGTTAGCGTGCGTGCGTGTGGACAATATATACATCACATCATGTGTTTGCATTATGTTTGACGGGCGACGAACGGCACGGCATGAGCGTCGTCAGGTTGCGTTGCGAATGCAGGGTGGGGGGGTGTAAATTTTCTATCGTCAATGTGCGTTACCCTCCCATCAGCCACATGGTGTAAATTTTGGTCAATGTTATTATGTAATGTAAATCCAG